TTTCGTCAACGGCGACCCCTATGACGAGACGGTCGAACAGGTTGTCTATTGCGAGGCCGTGCAGTGGGACGGTTTCAGGCGCGGGCCGGGCAAGACCTGGGAGGATGTGTCCTGGATCGCCTTCGAGCACCAGATGACCCGTGCCGAACTGGAGGATGCGTTCGGGGAGGTCGGGGGCGAGATCAGTCTCGATATCGAGATCGACAGCAAGGAAGGCGACGACAGCGAGATATTCAAACGCGCCCGGGTCTGGGAGATTTGGGACAAGGACGACCGCGAGGTTCTGTTCATCGCGCCCGCGCACAAGGAAGCGCCGCTGAAGCGCGAAAGCGACCCCCTCGGTCTGACGGGCTTCTTCCCCATTCCCCGCCCCCTGATGGCCCTGGAAACCAGCGATAGCTTGGTCCCGGTCACGGATTATTCGCAGTACGAGAATCAGGCAGAGGAACTGAACCTCATCACGTCCCGGATCAATAAGATCGTGGACGGGTTGCGGTTGCGGGGCGTCTACGACTCGACGATGGCCGAACTCGACCGGCTGTTCAATGAGGACGACAACACCTTCGTCCCCGCCGAAAACGCGGCGCAGTATGTCGCGTCGGGGCGGAAGATCGAAGACGGTATCTGGATGATGCCGATCGACCGGGCGGCGGCGGTCCTGCGGGAGTTGTACGTCCAGCGCGAGGCGCTGAAGCAGACGATCTTCGAAATCACGGGCCTGTCCGACATCATCCGGGGCGCTTCCGACCCGAGGGAGACGCTGGGCGCGCAGCAGATCAAGGCGCAGACCGGATCGACCCGCCTGCGGGACCGGCAGAGGGAGGTTCAACGCTTCCTGCGCGATCTCATGCGCCTGAAGGCCGAGATCCTGGCCGAGCATTTCGAACCCGCGATCCTGGCCGAGATGACGGGGCTGCCGCCGGAACTCGTGGCGTCCGCCGTCCAGATCATGCGGAGCGACAAGCTGCGCGGCTACCGCATCGACATCGAGACGGATTCGACCATCGCCGCCGACCTCGCCGCCGAGCGCGAACAGGTCACGGAATTGCTGGGCGGCATCAACCAATTCCTCACGGGCATCGGCCCCGCCGTGCAGGCTGGCTTTGTGCCGATGGAGGTTGCGAAGACCCTGCTTCTCTCCGCCATCCGCCGCTTCCGCATGGGCAGAGAGGTCGAAGACGCCCTGGAGAGCATCGGCAACCAGCCCGAAGGCCAGCCCAACCCGCAGGCCCAGGCAGAGGCCGCACAGGCGCAAGCCGATCAGCAGGCGTTGCAGATGAAGCAACAGGTCGATGCCGCGAAGGCGCAGGCCGACATGGCGCAGGCGCAAGCCCAGGGCCAGAAGGTCCAATCCGAAGCCGAACTCGCCCAGGTCGAGCATCAGACGAAGATGGAACGGTTGCGGATGGAAGCCATCGAGAACGCCACCGCGCATCAGGTGAAGATGGCGCGGATTCAAGCGGAAGCGCAGGAGACGGAGAAAGCGGCATGAGACGCCGATTCATCCACAGCGGCCAAGGTGTCGTTGAAGTCGTGAACCAAGGCCGGGGCCGCAATCCCGGCCCCTTCATTTCCGGGGATTACAAGCCCTACGACTGCCCGATCACCGGCAAGACCGTGGACGGCAAGCGCGAGCACCGCGAGAACCTTGCCCGCCACGGCTGCCGGATCTTGGAAAAGGGTGAAGTCGAGTGGCACCGCAAGACGGCGGACGAATACCGGACGCGGGAAATCGAGCGATTCGTTGACCGCGCCATATCCGAAACAGCGAAAGAGATGACCTGATGGCCGAAGACAAGGACTTCGATCTGGACGAGGCGTTGAACACTTCCCTGGCGGAACTGGAAGCCAAGGAATCGGGCGAAGAGGTCAAGGCAGAGACAACCGAAGACGCGGATCAGGTCGGGGACGAAAAGGCCGAAGACCCCAAGGACAAAGCCGAAGCTGGCGCCGATGACGGCGACTCCGGCGAAGACATTACGGACCAGGGAACCAATGCCGAGGACGAGCCTGCGGACCCGCAGCCTCTCGACCCGCCGGCAAGGTGGTCCGCCGAGGATAAGACGGCATTCGCCGCGCTCCCTCGCGAGGCACAGGAAGTTGTGCTGAAGCGCGAGCGCGACAGAGACGCCGAATTTACCCGGAAATCCCAGGAGTACGCCGAGAAGGACCGCCGCTGGCAAGGCGTCGAAGCTGTCCTTGGACCTCGCCGTCAGACGTTCGCGATGGAAGGACTGAACGAAGAGCAGGCATTGGGCCAGCTTTTCGCCATCTCCGACTTCGCGACGAAAGACCCTGCGAGTTTCATCCGATGGTTCGCGCAGCAGCGCCAGGTCGATCTCTCGACACTGACCCCCCAGGCCGCCGACGAATACATCGACCCGGCGGTCCGATCCCTGCAACAGCAAGTTCAAACCCTGACATCGACCCTCACCAGCCAGGAGCAGGCCCGCGCACAGCAGGCCCAGGCCCAGGCCATGGCCGAAATCGAGGCGTTCAAGAACGATCCTTCGCACCCCCATTTCGAGAGCGTCAAAGAGCATATGGGCGCTCTCTACGCGGGCGGGAAAGCGACATCGCTTCAGGATGCCTACGACCAGGCTGTCTGGGCCAATGCGGAGACCCGCGCGCTTCTTATCGAGGAGCAGCAGCGCGAGGCCCAGGTCAAGGCGGAAAAGGACCGGAAGGAGCGCGCGGAAAAGGCCAAGAAGGCCGCCGGCGTGAATATCAAGTCCAAGCCCGCCGACGCCAAGGCCACGCCTCCCAAGGACTGGCGAGACACCGTCGATCAGGTCGCGAACGAACTCGCAGGGGCCTAGCAACCCCATTGTGAAGGAGAGAGGCCATGACCTCCCCCAACAGCACCTTCACGGAGATCGTCACCACCACGCTTCGCCGGCATCCCCGCGCGATCGCGGACAACGTCTCCGAACACAACGCTTTGCTGCGCCGCCTCGGCCAGCGCAAGCGCACCGAGAAAGTCGATGGCGGCTACGAGATCGTCGAGCCGCTGGACTACGCCGAGAACAGCACCTATCAGCGTTACTCGGGATACGACACGCTGAACGTGCAGGCGTCCGACGTTCTGTCGGCGGCCAAGTTCGACTGGAAGCAGGCGGCGGTCCATGTCACCGCGTCCGGTCGCGAACTGCGCCAGAACTCCGGCAAGAACCAGATCGTGAATCTGGCGAAGGCCCGCATGACCAACGCCATGCGGACGGCGCGCAACAACATGGCGGCGGATGTCTATTCCGACGGCAGCGCGTCGAATCAGGTCAACGGCCTTCAGGCCCTTGTCGCTGACGCCGGCACCGGCACGGTCGGCGGCATCGTCTCCAGCACCTATACGTTCTGGAAGAACATTGTGCAGTCGGCGGCCTCGCCCCTTCAGGGCGGCGGGTCGATCACCCCGGCGAAAGGCACGATCCAGAGCCTCATGCTGCCGCTTTGGCTGGCCCTGACGCGCGGTTCGGACGCCCCGGACCTCATCATGGCCGATGACACCTACTTCACCTACTACGAGGAATCCCTGACCGATCTCAAGCGGTACACGGACAACCAGGAGAAGGCGCAGGGCGGTTTCATCACGCTGAAGTACAAGACGGCCGATGTCGTTTACGACTCGTCCGCCTCCGGTATGCCGGATGCTCACATGTATTTCCTCAACACCGACTTCCTCAAGATGGTGGTCCACCAGGACGCCGACTGGGCGGAGGTGCCGGAAATGCGCGCGATCAACCAGGACGCGGTCGTCATCCCCATCATCTGGCAGGGCAATCTTGTGACGAGCAATCGCTCGTTGCAGGGCGTCCTCAAGGCTTAGGAGGGCATCATGGCCTGGCATATTTCCGACCCCCTGATCGGCTCTCAGGGCATCACCGACACCGGCACCACCCAGAACCACGAACTTGGCAAGATCGTGCGCGCCACCGACCCCACCTACGGGTCGGCGGAGTTCATCTATCTGCTGGGCGTGGCGTCCACGGCGGCCGGGGATTTCGTCACCTACAATCCCGACGATTTCTCGACCACGCGGCTCGCCGCCAATGCGATCGGCCCCGTTGCCATCGCCATGGCCGCGAACGTCGCGAGCCAGTACGGCTGGTATATGATTCACGGCAAGCACCCGACGGCCAAGTGCCTGACGGGATGCGCCGAGAACGCCCAGCTCTGGATCACCGGCACGGCGGGTGCCGTCGATGACACCTCGGTTGCGGGCGACCTCGTCAACAACGCCAAGTCCGCGGCCTCTTCGGTCGCCGATTCCGGCGTGGTCGAGGTCGAGATCGCGCGGCCCTGGGTCGATAACAACTCGAACGCCGGCTAGTGACGCCGGATGTGCGGGCGGGGGGAGACCTCCGCCCGCTTCTTTCCAACCGGGAGACGCGCGGCAACGTCCCGACCGCGCATATCCTCAGAAACATCGACATCAACTGCGGGCGCGGCCTGCATGAAGTCGTGAAGGACTCCCATTCAGGGGTTTGGGTGATCGCGGCCGATGGCCCGTCCCTGCCCGATTCGTTTGACGATATTCAAAGCCATAAGAACGCGACGATTTGCGCAATCAAAGGCGCCCACGATCTCTTGGTTAATCACGGCATCGGTTTCGATGCCTGCGTCTGCATGGACGCCCGGCCCACAACGGTTCTGACGCCCCAGGCAAGGGTTTCGTATTTCCTGGCCTCGCAATGCGACCCCGGCTTGTTCGATAGCCTCAAGGGCTATGGGGTGTGGCTCTGGCATTGCTCGACGCCGGAAGTCGATATCGCGCCTGTGGTTTTAAAGCACTACCCCACGGCCACCTTGCTCAGAGGCGGTTCCACCGCCGCTTTGAGGGCGATGAGCGTGGGCTACAGGCTCGGATACCGGGAAATGCACCTATATGGCTGCGATTCGTCCTTCTCCGAAGGGCGGACACATGCCAGCGGGAAATCGACCCCAGACGACGCCTTCACGGTCGCTCACGCGGGGCGGGGGTTTCTGACCAATTGGCCGCTGGCTTGGCAGGCCCGGCATTTCATGGACGCGGCTCTCGGGCTTGAAGCCCAGGGCTGCCGGGTCGAGGCCCACGGTGACGGGCTTTTGCCCTGGATGTGGAAAAACAAGGAGATTTCATGCTGAACCCCGTCGAAGACGAACGCCCGGTCTATATCGAATTCCAGACCCGAGCCGTCGAGGATCGCGAAGCGTCCATCGAGGCCGGGCATTACGTCGCGAAGGATGTGGTCTACGTCGTCGTGACGCCGCCGGGCGGCAATCTCGTCATCGAGGCCGTGGCCGAGGAATGGCTGCGGAAGAAGCGCACCGACAATTTCTACGGCCACTACAAGGGCGCTTATGACGCTTTCCTCGAAGGCCGGGAAGCGCCGCTGGAAGGCACTCCGATCAAGGATTGGCCGCCCATCTCCCCCGCTCAGGCCGAGATGTGCCTGCGGGCCGAAATCCGCACCGTCGAAGACCTCGCGACCTGTTCCGATTCGGCTCTGGAACGCATCGGCATGGGGGCGAGGGCGTTGCAGCAGAAGGCGCAGACCTGGCTCACCACGGCAGACGGCTCGGGCAAGGCCACGGAAAAGCTGAACAAGCTCGAACGTCTTGTCGAGACCCTGAAAGACGAGATGGAGCAGAAGGACCGCACCATCGAATCCCTGCGCGCGCAGTTGAACGACCAAGACCCCGATGTCCTGGCCGAGACCTCGCGCAAGCGCACCCGAAAGAAAGCCGCGTAAATGACCCTTCTCACGGTTGTTCAGAACGTCGCGGATGTGGTGGGCCTGCCCCGCCCCTCCGCCGTCGTGTCCTCGACGGATCAGACCGTGAGAACCCTGCTTGCGCTCTCGAACATGGACGGCAAGTCCCTCGCAAGGCGGGGCCGGTGGCAAGTCCTGACGAAAGAGGCCACGCATACCACGACGGCAGTGGAGAACCAGGGTGCCGTCTCTTCCATCATCGGCGACGATGTGGCCTGGATCATCTCTGCCACACCCTGGAACCGCACCCAGCAGGACTCGTTGGGGGGCGATATCGGGCCGCAGCAGTGGCAGGCGCGCAAGGCGCAGATCGTGGCCGGCCCGTACTACGATTTCAGGATCAGAGGCGGCAATCTGCTTCTCAGCCCCGTCCCCCCTGCGGGTGAAACCATCGCCCTCGAGTACCAGTCCACGGAATGGTGCCAATCCTCGGGGTCTGTGGGTCAGACGGCCTGGGCGGCGGATGACGACACCGGGATATTGGACGAAAGCCTGTTGGAATTGGGCCTGCGCTGGCGCTATCTCCAATCCCGAGGTCTGGACTACAGCGAGCCGTTCCGGGAATACGAATACCGGGTCCATGACGCGCTGTCGCGGGACGTTCCGAGGCAGACCCTCCACACCGATTCCAGCGTGACGGATATCCGCCCGACCGTGCGCGTTCCCGAGGGCAGTTGGAGCCTCTGATGCTGCGCCGGGGAAATGCATTCGGCGCGGCTGTCCCGACCATGCCGCCGGAGCCGTCTGCTGTGGACCGCCTCGCCCAAGCCATGATGGACAAGGCCAAGCAGGCGGGCGGCGCGGTGTCCGATTTCTACCAGCAGGGCGGCCTTGCGGGGCTATTGGGGATGCAGCCCGCCGACCGTCAGATCATGGCGAACGAGCGTCAAGTGGATGCGCTGCGCCAACAGGGCGCGCCGCTGGTCGATCAGTTGATGGCGAAGGCCGACAACCCGCTTGCGATGGCCCTTGGGACGGAGAACGTGGCGAAGGCGGGGCGGGCGGTTGGGAAGGCATTTGGCAGCGATGAGTGGTATCGGGGCGTCTCCGGCGACCACCCATTGCGCGAGAATACCATGTGGACAACAGACCCGAACCAGGCGGGGCGTTATTCGCAGGGGTCTGCGCTGACAAACACGGGCGAGGCCGCGAACGTAATGCCCGCCAAGATGGCCAAGGATATGAAGGGGCGAAGCATTGATGAGGAAATTATCGACGCCCTGATGGATGACATGGCCCCGGATGCTGTTGCCGCGCAAATAATGAAGGACGAGGGGTTGGATTATGTCGAGTTCTACCACCCCAATGCAGGATCGGATGGCGAGCATCTGGTGAGAGTTGTCGGGAATCCCGAGAACATCCAGTCGCGGTTTGTAGACCCCCTCCCCCTAGACGAAGCCTCCCGTATGGCGAGGGCGAAGGGGATGGGGTTCGACCTAAACGAGACGATGTATAGCGGGAGAGGGACAGACTTTGCCGAGTTCTCTCCGACCCCGCCCAAGCGCGCCGCAGGTGGCGATAACGAGGCTGCGTCGTGGTTTACGCCGGACCCTGCCTTGGCGAGCCACTTCGCAGATATAGCGTCTGCGGATGATGTTGTGGGCAGCGTATTTAACGGGGCCAACGTGGTCCCAGCTCTCATTAAGCCCGGCAAGCAGAAGGTCGTCACAGTTCCCTTTTACAACTCCGATCTGTTTTCCGCGATCATCCGTGAGGCGAAGGAACAGGGTTACGACACAATTCGATTTAAGCGCGTTGATGAGGGTCTGCGGGGAATCGGCCCGAGCGATCAGATCGCCGTTCTCAACCCCGCCAACATCCGCTCCAAGTTCGCCAAGTTCGACCCCTCCAAGAAGGGCAGCGCCGACCTCCTCGCCGGGGTAGCCGGGGCCGGTCTGTTGGGCGCGTCTGTCGTTGGTTCCGGTCAGCAGGACAAATACTAGATGCTCGCCCCTCTCCGTAAGAACACCGCCGCCCAAGCGACGGCGCGAGGGCATTCGATCCGCGCCCCTGTGAAGGGCTGGAACGCCCGCGACGGCCTGGACGGGATGGACCCCGGCTATGCGGTGGTTCTCGACAACTACTTCCCCCAAGAGGGCTATGTCGGGCTTCGCAAGGGTTCCGCCGTTCATGCAACGGGAATCGGTTCGGGCGATGTGGAATCGCTGCTGGTTTACAACAGCGGCGGCACGGAAAAGCTGCTCGCCTTCGGCAATGACGCGATTTACGACGCCTCGTCTTCGGGTGCGGTGGGGGCGGCGCTCGCTTCGTCCCTGACCAATAACCGCTGGCAGGGCGTCAATTTCAACTCCTATCTCATCATGGTCAACGGGGCCGACACGCCGAGGAAATACAACGGCACGCTCTCGACCACGACCTTTACCGGAAGCGGGTTGACGGCGACGGATCTGGTCAATGTCGCGGCCTTCAAGAACCGCCTGTTCTTTGCCGAGAACAACAGCGCCTCCTTCTGGTACGGGGGCCTGAATTCGATCTCGGGAACTTTGACCGAATTCAACCTCGCCAACGTCCACAGCCAGGGCGGCGACCTCATGGCGATCGGGACGATGACCGGAGACGGTGGCGATGGCCCGGACGACCGCATCGTCTTCGTTATGGAGACGGGAAGCGTCATCGTTTATGCGGGGACAGACCCCGGAGACGCGACGGCGTGGTCCCTGATCGGAACCTTCTATATCGGCGCTCCCGTTGGCCGGCGCTGTCTTCTGCGCCTGGGGGCGGAGCTCGCGGTTATCACCGCCGATGGATTCGTCCCTCTTTCCCCCTTTCTCCGGTTCGGGAGGGGGGCGAAGAGCGCGGCGCTTTCGGACGCCATCGTCGGCGCGGTCAACGACGCCGTGCGCGATTACAAGTCCACGTTCGGTTGGCAGCCCATCCTCTATCCCAAGGGGACCATGGCGCTGTTCAACGTGCCCGTCGTGGCCTCGACCCTCTACCACCAATACGTGGTGAACACGGCCACGGGGGCGTGGTGCCGGTTCAAGGGCCTCAACGGCATCTGCTGGGCGGTCTACGGCGATGATCTGTATTTCGGCGGCATCGACGGCAAGGTCAAGAAGGCCGACACCGGATTCGGTGACGAAGGCTCGAACATCGAGGGCGATGCCCAGACCGCTTACGATTACATGCGCGCCAGGGGCCGGTTGAAGCGGTTTACCATGTATCGCCCTGTCGTGGCCGCCGATGGCAATTTGCCCATCCGCCTGGGCCTGGGTGTGGATTTCGACGCCGATATCCCGACCTTCGAAGCGTCTTCGATCACGACCGAAGGCGCGGTCTGGGACGATGCGACATGGGACGTTGACCCCTGGGCCGAGGGTCTGGAAATCCAGAAGCCGTGGCAGACCGCCGCGAATATCGGCTATTCGGCCTCGGTTCGGATTCGCACCTCGACCAACGTCCAGCAGGTGCGCTGGTACTCGACCGACATTCTCTACGAGCCGGGCGGCTATGTCTGAACTCGTTCACGGCCTCGATGACTTGGTTGGGGAGTGGGTGGCGAGGCGAATACCGGCGGTTGGGACTTCAGAAGGATGGCGGCCGTTCCGGGCAATCGGCGTGGCGGAGGGCCGCCGCCTGATCGCCGGGGCGGTGTTTCACGCCTATTCGGGGCCGGATATCCAGATCAGCTTCGCGGCTGAAAGCGCGAGATGGGCCACGCGATCCAACATCGCCGGCATTCTCGATTACCCGTTCTCAATCGGCTGTTCCCGCGTCACGGCCTTGTGCGAGCGGAAGAACAAGCGCGTCCGAAAGCTGCTCGAAGGCATCGGTTTCAAAATGGAAGGCGTGGCCCGCAGGGGCTTCGGCCGCCAGGACGCGATGATTTACGGCCTTCTCTCCGAAGACAGAAAGTTTGCGAGGAACCATGGGCAAAAGCAGCAAAGCGCCTCCGCCGCCTGATCCGTCCGCCTCGGTGAATGCCCAGGCCGCCGCGAACAAGGACGCGATCTACGAATCCGCGCGGGTCAACCAGATCAACCAGAACACGCCCTATGGCTCCGTGAATTTCACGGGCGAGATCGGTTCGCCCGACCGGACACAGAACATCAACCTTGCCCCGGCGCAGCAGCAGCAACTCGACCTTCAAAATCAGATCGCCATTGCCTTGGGCAATCTGGCGAATCAGCGCACGGGGCAGATTGCGACCGATCCCCTGTCCTTCGATGGCATTCCCCAGGCTCCGGGGGTCGGGGATTTCTCCGGCGACCGCCAGAAGGTCGAGCAGGCTACATACGACCGCGCCTTGAACCTGATGCGGCCGGAATTCGACCGCCAGCGCCGCCGCACGGAGACGGACCTCATCACCAGGGGGCTTCCCGGTGCCGGTCCCGCAGGCGGGGCTTCGGAAGCCTACGCCTCGGAAATGGACCGGCTCGGAGACAGCCAGAATCGGGCGCTCACGGATGCATCCCTGGCAGCGATTCAGGCCGGAGGCGCGGAACAGTCCCGCCTCTTCGGCCTGGGTCAGAGCGCGCGGCAACAGGGCATCAACGAGGCCCAAACCCTACGCGCGCAGCCGTTCAATGAACTCGCTGCCTTCCTGCAGGGGTCTCCGGCCCTCCAGTCCCCCCAGGCGGCCCCGGTTTCGCAGTATCAAATGGCCGCGCCGGATGTGATGGGGGCGATCAACACGGCCTATGCCGGGCAGTTGAACAATTACAACCAGCAGCGCCAGTCGAACAACGCCTTGATGGGCGGGATCTTCGGTCTCGGAGGTTCCGCGCTGGGCGGCGCGGGCGCGGCCGGCGGTTTCGGCAAGCTGTTCGGCTTCTAGGAGTAGACGATGCCTCAGACCTTCGTTCAGCAGAACCCGCGCCAGCGCGACATCCTCGCCCAACTTCTGGCGCAGGGTGCTTCGACGGCCCCGGTGCAGTCGCTCGGAGAGGGTTTCGCGCGGCTCGGCCAAGGTGCGCTTGCGGGGCTTACCGCCGGTTCCCTGCGCCGACAGGACGAAGACAAGGACGAAAAATTCAAGGCCATGGTTCAAGCATTGGTCGGCGGGTCCAGTGCCAAACCTTGGGTTGACCCCGACACCGGGTCGGTCGCCCCCAACCAGAACCCGACCGGGGGCTATGAAGGCGCGATGGCGGCGCTGTTGGGGCAGAAGGACAACCCGCAGGCAGCGGAAATGGCGTCCAGCCTCCTGATGAAGCGCATCGCGTCTCCCGAGGCCCAGGGATTCACCCTCGGCCCCGGCGAGCAGCGATTTGATGCCAACGGCAACCCGATTGCGGGCGTCGATGCCAAGCCCCAATCCGACCCGGCGCTGGTGGCGGAGTACAATTTTGCCAAGCAGAACGGCTTCCCCGGCAGCTATCTCGACTATGTGAAGGCCAAGGGTGAGGCAAGCCGCGCCCAGACATCCATCGACGCCCGCAACATGGGGACCATCCCCCCCGGCTATCGCCTTGTTCCCGGACCGGACGGCTCGATGAGCATGGAACCGATTCCCGGCAGCCCGGCAGCGACCGAGCAAGCGGGCGCGCAAGCGGCTGCGGCGGAGAAGGACGCACGGAAGAAGACCAGCGCGAATATCGTGGTCGAAGACATCCGCCGTGCGAGGAAACTGGCGAATGAATCGACAATCCCCACCACCGGGGCAGGGTCGTTTCTTTCGGTTATTCCCGGCTCGGCGGCCGCCGACCTCTCCTCGACCCTGGACACGATCAAAGCCAATATCGGCTTCGATCGCTTGCAGCAGATGCGCGACTCTTCGCCTACAGGCGGGGCCTTGGGGGCAGTCAACAATCAGGAAATGGACTTGTTGCAGTCGGTCTACGGCAGCCTCGCGCAGTCGCAGAGCAAGGAGCAGTTCAACCGGAACCTTGACCGGCTTGAGAACGTCTATCTCGACATCATCCACGGCCCCGGCAACCGTCCCGGCGCGGCACCCATGAACGACAATCCTCCCGGCTGGTCCATCCAAAAGGTCGAATAATGGCGAAATACCGCGTCACCGGCCCCGACGGCCAGACCTACGAGGTCAACGCACCAGAAGGTGCGTCCGAGCAGGATGTCATGGCCTATGTCCAAAAGAATGCGGGCCAGGCTGCCGACCCCTTCGCCGGCCAAGAGGTCCGTCGTTCGCCCCTTGAGGATGTTGTGGGGTATTTGAACAAAGGTGCCCAGGCCGTCGCGTCCGGCGCTGCTGGCGGTTATATGGACGAAATCGCGGCGGGTCTGGATTCCCCCTTCGTCGCTGGCAAGCGGGCGCTCGTGGACGGTCAGCCGTTCGACATGGGCAAAGCCTATGACGACCGCCTCGCTGGCTACCGGAAAGACCGCGAGCAGTTTGCGGAAGAATACCCTGTATCGTCTTTCGTTGGAGAGGTCGGCGGCGCAATCGCGTCCCCGGCGACGAAGGCTGTGATGGGTGCGACCGCCGCGAAGGCTGGGGCAGGGTTGCTGCCGCGCATGGGCAAGGCTGCCCTCGGCGGCGGCGCTCTTGGTGGTGTCTACGGCTCAGGCAACGCCGAAGGCGGGTGGGAAAACCGCCTGTCCCAAGGCTTGGCCGGGGCCGGGGTGGGCGCCGGAACCGGCGGGCTGCTGGTGCCTGTGGTCGATGGCGTGGTCGCGGCGGCGCGGCCTGTCGTCGCCCGGATACTCAACCAATTCGGTAATACCGACAAAGGCCAGCGCAAGGCCGTGGAGGCCATCGCAAGGGGCAACGGCGGCGATATCAAGGCTGCCGTCGAAACCGTGCGGAAGGCCCTAGCCGAAAGCGGTGACGATGTCGCAATCGCTGATGTCGGGGGGATCAACGCCCAGCGCATGGCTCGCGCCGCCGCCAATGTCCCCGGCAAGTCCACGCAGATCGCGGATGATTTCGTCGCCAACCGCATGGCGGGGCGCGCGGGGCGCATGGAGAAGGCGGCGGACAATCTCGCTCCCAATCGGTTCTATGAGAGCCTGGACGAATTGTCGGCCGCCCAGCGAGGCAAGGCGGGGCCGCTATACGACGAGGCGTTCGCCCCCGTATCAGACAAGGCGGGCAAGGTCTTCGCTCAGTGGGATGACCGCCTTCAGCAGTTCCTTGACGACCCCATCGTCCAACAGGGGATGAACAAGGGCATCCGCATTCAGCAGTTGGAAGCTCTCGCGGAAGGCCGCCCCTTCAATTTCCAGGAATACGCGGTCAAGGGCTTTGACGACGCGGGGAAGGTCATCATCGAAGGGACGCCCAATCTCCGCGCCATGGATGCGGCCAAGCGCGGCATGGACGACATTCTTGAGGGCTACCGCGACCCTGTCACGGGAAAGCTGAACCTCGACGAGATGGGCCGCGCCATCAATTCCGTCCGCAAGTCCCTTGTCGCCAAACTGGACGACATCACCACCGATTCGGTGACGGGCCGATCCGCATATAAGGAGGCCCGCGCCGCCTATGCCGGGCCGGCCGCGATCAAGGACGCGACTTGGATGGGCCGCCGGTTCCTCCGAGGCGATGAGGAAATCACGCGCAAGACCTTCGCCAATATGACACCTGCGGAACAGGAAGCGTTTCAGTTCGGCGTCCGCCGTGAATTGTCCAAGACCATTCAGAGCGATACGCAAAGCGCGCCGGGTAAATTCGCCGGCAAAAAGGCGGATCTCTGGACGAGGCTGGAAGCCATCTTTCCCCCCGAGCGGTTCGCGGCGTTCAAGCGAGACATCGGCCTTGAACAGCAGAAGATGCAGACCGAGCGCATGGTCGGCCCGCGCGCAGGCTCCCACACGACGCCCATGAAGCAGGACATTGACGAACTGTCGCGGATGCCGTCCTGGGCGCTCGAATCGCTACAGGGTGCGCGGCAAGGCGACAGTCTCGCGGGCAAGACACTCGGTATGCTTGGGCCAGCAATCAAGGCCCCCTTCCAGGCGCTGACCCGGCCCAGCGAAAAGACGGCGACAAGCCTTGCCGACATTCTTTTGACGACCGACCGCGCCCGCCAGACCGGCTTTCTGAACGACGCCGTGGCAACCCCGGCCGCGAATTTGTGGGCCAACGTGACACCGGAGGCGAGGCGGAAGTTGGCGACCATGATAACGAGCGGCGGGCTGGCCTCGGGGACACGCTAAGGCCAGTAGCCGAGTTTCAGGCGCAAATAGAGGCCAACCAGGACCGCGCCGGAAATACCGCCGAACACGAAGTCCGGCCCCAGCCCGTCAAGCGCCCAGGCGATCAGCGCCATGACGCCGATCACGACGAGATTCAGAATGATGAGAAGGGCGGAGACGACTTTCTCTGAGTTCATCCCCGGACGGTAGCGCAACCGCCCGCCCCGTAAAACTGCAAAATCAAAGAGGAAATGCCCATGGCCTGGAACGGCAGCGGCACCTATACCCGCACCAACGGCACGTTTAGCGGTTCCAATGTCTGGGCCAATGACCGGGACGCGGGGACGAAGATCCGCGCGGACAATCACGACACCCATGACGCCGATCTCGCGACCGGCATCAACGCCTGCCTCACGAAGAACGGTGAGAACGCAGCGACGGCCGACCTCCCGATGGGCGGGAACAAGCATACCAACGTCGATGACGGCACCGCCCGGAATCATTACGCGGCCGCCGGCCAGGTCCAGGACAGCGCCTTCATCTGGTGCGGCACCGCAGGCGGATCGAAAAACGCTCTGACCCTCACCCCGACCCCTGCCATTGCAGCCTATGCGGCGGGACAGGAGTTCGTGTTCCAGGCCGGATCGACCGCCTCCGACGACGCCGTGACCATCGCCGTTTCCGGTCTGACCGCGAAGGCCGGAGAGATGGACGACGCCGCCTTCTCCGCATCCGTCGTGATCGAGGCAAACAAGTACTACAAGGCCCTGTACGACGGCACGGCGTTTCAGGTGTCGCGGCTGTCTCGCAACGCCATCCCTGTTTCCGCGATCGGCAGCACGGTACAGGCATACGACGCCGACACGACCAAGAACGATGTCGCCAACACCTTCACCGCCACGCAGGCATTCTCCAAGGGTGCGGATGTCGCCAGCGCCTCGCCTCTCGTTCTCGGAACGGATGGCAACTATTTCGATGTGACCGGCACGACCGGATTCTCGGCGATCACCGTGGCCGCCGGAACGCTGTTCATGCTTCAATTCGACGGGGCGCTTACCATCACGCACGGTTCGGGGATCACACTCCCTGGCGCGGCCAATATCACGACGGTCGCCGGGGACCGGCTGATCGGGTTTGCGACGGCCGCGAACACTGTGGACGTTCTCGCCTACACGCGGGCGAGCGGCAAAGCCGTTGTCGCCCCTCTCTCCGCGTCCTACACATCCACCGGCCAGACCATCACCTCGGCCGGAGCCCTGACCCTCGCTCATGGCCTGGGGGCGGTTCCCAAGATCATCCAGGCCCGATTGGTCTGCGGGACAACGGATCTCGGTTATTCGGTCAGTGACGAGGTCTGCGTCGATTTCGGCCCGCTCGCCAACGACAGCAGCCGGGGCGTATCGGTCGTTCCCGATGCGACGAATCTCAACATCCGCTTCGGTTCTGATTCCTCCGCCTTCTCTCTCTTGAACAAGGGCACGGGCGGAGTCGGCAACATCACGAATTCCAGTTGGACGATCAAGTTTCTCGCCTTCGTCTAAACGAGCGCCCCCGGAGCCTGCGGACACAAGCCCCGGGAGCTACCAATCACAGCCCGATAGGAGGGCCGATCATGGTTCTGCGAGTCCTAGCAGTATTTGCTTTCCTGTGTCTTTACGGGATTCCCGCCTTCGCCAATGGCGGAGGGGGAGTGTGCGTTTCGGTCAACGATCTCGCGCCGTGGCAGCGTGTGCAGGCGTTGAGAGGGGCACCCCTGATTCCCGATGGGAGTATCGGCGGCGAGAACGCCCAGCGCATCGTCTCTCTCTACAATTCCACACCCCCTGAAAGCGATTACGTCGCGGACACGATCATCGTCTACGCCGTGCCCCGCCAACCGGCGGTGGTCATCTTCCTCGTCCGGGACGATTGCATCGTGGAGATGGGCGGCCTTCCCAATGTCGTTTGGGATAGGTGGGTTGGAGAACCGATGTGAGCCTGAGCGAGCAAGAAATCCGCAGAATAGCGGATGAGGCGGCGGAACGCGCCGCGCGGAAAGTCGTGAGCATTGCTGTGCGCGAAACATTGGTTTCGATTGGCTTCGACCCGTCACACCCCCTGGAAGCCCAAGCAGACGCGCAGTTCCTAAGATCAACCCGGCAGCGATGCGAGCAGGCCGGGAGCAAGGCGGCAATGCTCATGGTGGCGCTGATCGTGGGCGGCGTGTTGACGACCTTTTGGAAGGGCTTTGTGGGGCTGTTTAAGTGACCCATCCCAACGCCCGGAGCGCCGACCAGGACTTCATAGACCTGTTCGAAGCCTATGGGCCGCATGAAACGGCGCGACGACTGAACATCAACGTCCGCCGGGTCTATGACAGACGGGTCAAGATGGAGAAGAAATACGGCAGGCAGTTGACCCCGCCCTATCACGCGGGAGGGGGGAGATACCGACACGGGATCAAGCACGCGGGGCGGATCGAAATCGCAATCCCCAACGGGGAGGTTCTGGTCGGTTCCGACGCCCATTACTGGCCCGGCATCGTCTCAACCGCCCACCGTGCCTTCGTCAAGCTCATCAAGGAAATAAAGCCCAAGGCCGTCATCATGAACGGCGATGTGATGGACGGGGCGAGTATATCCCGCCACCCCCCGATCGGCTGGGAATCCCGGCCAACGGTCATACAGGAAATCGAGACCTGCAAGGAACGCCTCGAGGAAATATCCGACGCGGCGGGAAAGGATTGCCGGCTGATATGGCCCCTGGGCAATCACGATGCCCGCTTCGAAACCCGGCTGGCCCAGGTCGCCCCCGAATACGCCAAGGTTCACGGCGTCCACCTTCAAGACCATTTCCCGGATTGGGAGCCGTGCTGGTCCACCTGGATCAACGACAACACCGTGGTCAAACACCGGTTCAAGGGCGGGATGCACGCCACCCACAATAATGCCCTCTGGTCCGGCAAGAGCATGGTCACGGGGCATCTTCATTCCCTCAAGTGGAACCCCATCGCCGATTACAACGGCCGAAGATATGGCGTTGACACGGGGACGATGGCCGAACCCGACGGCCCGCAATTCGCGGACTATACCGAAGACAATCCCAAGAACTGGTGCAGCGGATTCGCCGTCCTGACCTATTGGCAGGGGCGTTTATTGGCGCCCGAACTGGCCGAGGTCTTCGACGACGGGCTGGTTTCATTCAGAGGCAAGGTGATCGAGGCATGATCGACTGGTCCCTCTACCCCAACTTCTCCGAACGGGAATTCACCTGTCACTGCGGCTGCGGGCGCGCGGACATGGACCCGAACTTCCTCGCATGGCTTCAGGGCCTGCGGAATGCGTTCAAGCGGCCCATCGTGATTTCCTCGGGCTTCCGCTGCCCGGATCACAACGCGCGGGTCTCCAAGACCGGGCGGGACGGGCCGCACACGACAGGCAAGGCGGCCGATATCGGCGTTGCCGGTGAGCCTGCCTTCTATCTTCTCTCCCTCGCCATCACCAGAGGCGCCCAGGGCGTCGGCCCGAAGCAACACGGCCCTTGGGATGGCCGCTTTATCCATATCGACATGCTGGCGGATGGGGACCACCCCCGGCCCCGGCTCTGGACCTACTGACTGAAAGGAACAGCCAATGGAGCCCTCAAAGCCCTGGTACGCCTCTCGTACCATCTGGGCCAACCTGATCGCCGCCGTTGCCACGATTGGCACCGTGGCAGGCGTTGACCTTGGAATGACGGGTGAGGAACAGGCCAGCCTCGTTGCTGGGATTCTCGCGGTCGTCAATATCGTTCTCCGCCTCACCACCAAGACGTCGATCAAGGGGAAGGGCGATGCGTAAATTCGCTATCCTGCTTCTGTTCGTCCTGGGCGCCTGTGCCGGGACAACGGAAACCCGCGCCATCAACGCCCTCGCCATCGCCTGCAACACCTACGCGACGGCCCTTGAGCAGTTGACCCCGTACAAACCCGACCTGACCGAAAGCCAGATCGGGCGGGTGGATGCGGCGAACCAGATCGCAGACCCCGCGTGTTCCAGCGATTCGACCCTCGACCCTGCGGAAGCCGTGGGCACGGTCAAATCCGCCATCACTCTCGTCAACGCCGTCTTCGGAGAAGCGACATGATCCCGATATCTGAAATCCTGCCCGCGATTCGGATCGGGACCGCCCTTGTCGATGCCGGCGCGAAGGCCCTGGAAGCGGCGAACAACGGCAATGAAGTCGAGGCGAGGGAAATACTGGCCGAGGCTCGTTCCCGCTATGACAGCGCGCGTGAGGGCTGGGATAGGGCGTAGAGTCGGGCAGGAAGTGTGCGGGTGGTGATGGCTGCGGGCCGGATTGAGATTACCGGCATCTCTGTCGTCGGCCCAGAGGCCGCGTCCAAGTTCGCTATACCCTCTGTAGGCTGGCCGACCTGCATCGTTGCCAGAGGGCGTCCTTGGCGCAATTCCCGGCACGGGTTCGTCCCCGCTGCCACAGCACGACGTAATTCTATCACAACAGGCTGCGCCATAAAAGCGCGGACCCCTACCATTTCTGATAGGAGTCCGCCGCCGCCCTGCCGGGCTGGCTCTCGACAAGCCAACCAAAACCCTAACACAAAAGGACACCTAGTCCAATGACCTTGAACGTCGCTGATTTCGGGAACGACTGGAACGAAGCCATCGCCAAGGCCGTGCAGTACGGGGCGACGAAGGTGACGGGCCGGGGGACATTCCCCATCTCGGAAACCATCGAGATCGGGGAGGCCGCCAGCTATGTCGAGGTCGATGGGCAATGGTCGCTTCTCGACGCCGATGGGTTCAACGGAACGGTGATGCAGATTGCCGATCGCACCACGGCATCAGACCGGGCCGAGTATTCCAAGGTCCACCGATTCCGCATCGAAGGCTCCGGTGGAACGGATACGGCGACGGACGATTCCATCGGGGTGGAAATCGGCAACTCCCTCATGGTCACGGTCGAGGATTTCCTGATCCAGAACATGGGCGGACGGGGAATCGTCGCGGACAAGCCGCCCTCGGGGTCGACGACCCTCATTGCCCAGCAGCTTGAATTGAACCGCGTGGCCGTCAGGTGGACGGGGGCGGAAGCCTTCGACATCGGCCGGACCCGCGCCCTCGATTCCGTGATCGCAAGAAACTGCTTCGCCAACCACGCCGGCCAGCAGGTGACGAGCGCGGCCAAGGCAAGAGGTGGGGCGTATATCGCGGCCTATATGGTGGACCTTGCCGGGTGGGAGATATCCGGCATCGAGAACTTTCTGAACGGCATGGTCGTCAGAAAGGCGTCCGGTAGCGCGCGGTCCCTGCATTTCGAAGACAACTGCGGGAATCAAACCGGGTCGGCCGATTTGCTTCTGGACACGGACGCGAACGGGCTTGTCGTCTCCGGCACGAGTCACACCTTCGGCACGAACGGGGCCAGGTGGTGTGTCGAAACCAGTTCCAAGGGCAATCGCCTGGAAGGCATCAAATCGTCTGGGTCCAGCACCTCATTGACCCACGACATCATCGTTCACCGGAACAACGCCACCAATTGCGAGGTTGGGCCGATTTCCTACGCCTACGCTCCGAAATCAATGCCGGTCTATCCAGCCCCGTAAGGCTTCCAACGCCCCCCCTATCCCAGCTTTCGTCCAAGCCTCTCTCCTACTCCTCAGCCGCGATCATGGCTCGGGCCACGCCCTGAGACGCCATCGGTCCCTCTAGGGCTTGGCAAATGCGCTCTGCATGGTCGTGTATATCGGCGTTGCATGTGAAGCGATAATCGTAGTTAAGAACGGACCGCGCGAATCCCGTTTCACGGTCCACGATTTCAACGTCGCCTAAAGCCGTCTTGTGCGCGTAATGCCTCAAACCCTCTGTCGCTCTATCGGTCATCGGAGGGCTCCGGCGGATGCGGGCGCAGCATGAAATAGGTGGGCGGGAATGCGTGTGTCCAGCGCGCCCATTCTTCATCGTGCGGGTTCCACCAAGATTCGATGATGTCGGTAGGCTGCTTGTTGCTCGGGTAGTGCCCGGCGAGCAACACGGGCACCATACCTTCTGAACGAGACCGCTTCGGCGCTTCCTCTATCGGCCTCCACAGGGCCTTGAGGTAGGCGCGGATAGCTGCCGCAATTGGGTCGCCGCTCTCAAACGCGACGAAAGCAGACACAGCCGCCCCCGGCGCCACCGGGTCCAGGTCGTCACTCGGCATTGTTATCTCCTGTCGGCATCTGCTTGGCGGCTGTAAACGTCTGAGAATATTTCAGGCCGTTCTCATGCCAAATATCCAACCTCGTGACGAAGTTGCCCCAGTCATACCAGATTGAGCGCATCGGCTGGTCGTCAGCCATTGTCACCCTCCCCCGCCAACTTCCGCACCGCCTACAGCGTCCCGTGCCGCGAGGGCTTGGGCGATCAGGTTTGCAAGATGCTTGCGCGACGAGAATTTGACTTCGGCATCACCCGCGTCGAATGGTAGTAAAATCTGACCGCCCTGCGCGACGATCTCCCGCGCTTCCATCGGGTCCATCGTTTTGGTGGTGTCCGTCATGGCTTGTAACTCCCGTCACCAGAATTAAGCGCATCGCCCAGCGGGTCGAGCGCGTGGTCACGCCGATCGATCTCGCCCATCAGGCGGTCTATCTCGTTCGCCGCCTTCCAAAGGAGGTGTGCCGTCGCCAAGTGTTCATCGCCGCCACACGCGACCAGCCAGTTCGATGTGTTGCGCATCCGGTCAATGTCGTGGGGGTAGTCGAATCCAACCGTCATTGCCTTTCGTCTCCCCCTTCTTCGACTTCATCCTCCGGGCCGGTCGCAACCGGGTTGCACCAGCAGGCGGACGATGTGATGTGCGTCACCGGCATCCCTATGTCGCGGTGGACCCACGTCCAGCCGGGCGGGAGCGGCTTGTCCATTCCGAGAAGCTTGTCCGCGCATTTGGCTTGAAATGCCTTTGCCGCCTCCATCGCGCGATCCGCCGTTGCGAACAGGCACCGTCCAGTTTCTGGGTCCGTAACCCGGTATTTTCCTAGGCGTGGGGTCCAACCCATCACCGGGCCATCCTCTCGCCACTCGCCCTCTCTGACGGCCTCCGGGTCGGCGACGTCGCACTGTTGAAGGATGAATGTATTTTTGTCCGTGGTGGTGTCCGTCATGGCTGTGCCTTTCTCTGCTCTCTGGTGAGTTCTCGGCGCTCTTTCCGGTATTCCCAATCTCCGGCGTAGGGCACCAAGACCATTGCGCCGCCCGGCCACCACCAGCGCATTTGCAGGTGGATCACGACGGCGTAGCAAAGCCAGCCGCGCACAGTTCGAAGCCATTCGTCTGTCGTCACTGCTCCATCCTCCACTTCTTCCCATGCGGGGACTTCAACCAAAGCCCGTCCGCTATCTGTCTGAGGTTGATCGAGTACTTCCGGGCGAACTGTTGCTCTCCGATGCGATGCTGCTCGGCATGGTGGACAGTGCAGCCGGGGAAGACGTAGCGATCGCTCGGCTTCACGCCCATGCCGCCATCGGTCCCGCTTCTCACATGGCAAGCCTCGATATTCCCGGCGCACATGCTGTTGGAAACCACGCATTCGTGGCCCCTGACCCATTGCAAATGACCCCGACACCGGATCTGCGGGGCCTCTCTCAAGCCCAGGGGTTCGCGCTTTCGGCGTTTCGGGATCATGCGGCGGCCTCTTGCGTCTGCGCCAGCAACTCGGCCCTGTCGAAGCCCTGCTCCTCCGCAAACCGAAGAACCGAATCCACAAGCGCCGTGAATTCATCGGCCGGCATCTTCCCGAATCTCAGGCTCTTGGGCATGGCAATGGTTTCGCCTTCCTGGGTTTTCACGGCCTCGAAATAGCCGAGATACACGAGCAGCCGCGCCCGGAATTCATCGAAGTCCGGGTATCGTTCCTGGTTCTCGAACAGCACATGGGCCAGGGCGAAGAAGAAGCGGTGCTGCTGGCCGCTTCTCCGCCTCGGGTCTTTCACATCGGCAACCAACTGCGTCCCGGCCTTGATCTGGCGCAACTTGTCCCACGCCTCGCCGTTGGCCGGGCGAAGGCTGCCGTTGATCTGTTTTTCGAGCAGGACTTCCATCACGCACCGTTCATCAGCGCGTCGAGCAAATCGGCCGCCTTGAGAACGGCGATAGGGTCGAGGTTGTGGTTGATCGTGTATCGCGCGCCGCGCTCATGAGGGCCACTGACACCAGCGCGGAGTTGGTCTGCAATCTTCATCGCCGCCCCCTAAAAAGGCAGATCGTCGTCCAGGCCCGCGCCCGGATCTTCCGATTCCCTGTTGGAGGTTGCCGGGCCGTCGTTCGTCGCCGGTCGCGGTTCGCTGAAATCCAGCGACAGATATTGCCGGTTCTGCTTATCCCGCTTGATCCAAGCTGCGATCCGCATGGGCTTTCCTTCCACCATGCACGGCCCGCTGTAGTCAGGGTGCGTGTCCTTCTCCTTGCGGTCGTTTCGGAACAAGGCTCCGCTGTTGTCGCGTTGCTGGCTCATGCTGCCAATCCTTCCATGTTGGTGATCTGCTCGCGGGCGTTTCCAATCGTCGCCCGCAGGGCCTCGGTGGTTGCACCGTCCAACTTGTCGATGCGGGCGCGGTTGCTCTTCACAAGCCGGTTGATGGTTTCCAGGTCCGGGGCGAGATGCGCGGCATCCTGCATCCGCTGGCAGAAATCGCCGTCGTTCAGCTTGTCGGAAAACACCGGGTTCTCGAGTTTGAGAAATTCCCGGACCTGTTGTTCGTGGGTCGTCTCTTTCGGTGCATCCGACGCGCGCTTGGCGGTGACGTTGCGGCCCGCCGCCGTGCCCTTGATATCGCCCTTCTTGTCGGTGTCCGACGCGCTGTTGCCGTCGTCGTCCTCCGGGGCGATCCCGGCGATGGCGAGAAGGTTGTAGCGGCGGAGATAGGTGATGGCCGACCCGACGCCCTGCGCGTCTGATTTCGCCAAGGTAACGGCCGGGCCTTCGAACACGATTTCCTCGCCCGATTCATGGGTGAGTTTCGTGACGACTTGAAGCCCGCCGTTTTCCAGAGTCACGGCGTATTGCATGATCGAGAACCCGGCATCGTTGAAGGCCGGATAGACCACATCGCGCACGGCGGCGAGGCTTACATACTTGCTCTTGAAGTGCGGGTTATCGGAATCCTTCGCAACGTTGTCCAGCACCTTCTGCGCTTCGATGAGCGCCTTCGCTACATCGGGTTTCATCACTTCTCCTCTCGAATTGACAAGGCTCCGGCCTTGCTCCGTTTGATCTCGATTCCCGCGCCGTAAGCCCGCTTCACATCGGGCTCAACCAGGGCCTTCAACTCCGTCTCCGCCGTCTTGAACGTCTTCGCGGGCTTTCGGTTTTCCAGCCAATCGACGGCGAAGGCGCACCATGTGTTGCTGCCAGCCATGTCTTGTTCCCGCATGTCGTCCAGGCTCACCGTCACCGTCTCGCCCTCGAAGTTCTGGGGCGGCGTGTCCGTCTCCACATGGCTCCAGAATTTTCGGCATGTCTCGATCATCTCCGTGATGGCGTCATCGTCGCGTGTGACTTCGAACCGCTCCCACTTCTGGGTGCCGAAAATCACGCTGAGATAGACCTTGGACCAGCCATAGACGGCCATCTGGTGCTGGCATTGCCACCAGTAGCGGGAGACGACTTCATCATCCTTGGCGAAGGCGTTGACATGCTTGCACTCGACGCCGACCGTCGTGTCCCATTCGTAATAGTCGCCCTCGGCCACAAGGAGCGGATGCTCCGGGTGCGTCTGCCGCGCGCATGGGGTAAGATCGACACCCATGCGGCGCTGGTAGATCCAGGCGTTCAGCGGCTCGGTCCAGGCCCCGATGATGACGGGCAGAACGTCGCTCAAATCCTCCGGCTCGGCGCGGCCGGTCTTCTGCTCCCAAAGGCCGAACCAGTTGCCCGACATGATCTTGGCAACGTCACTGGACCCGACGCCCTTGGATCGCGCTTCGTGCCAGCCCGCAGGCTTGAAAACCACGGCTTCGACAGCAGCAATATCGCTCACTCGACCCTCCCGCACTGCGTCATCCGAACATCGTTGTTGCCGTCTATCTTGAGCGCCACGGCAAGGGCTCTAGCCTCTGCCCAGCATTCGTTGGGATCGGCATATGTCCCGGTGTAAAACGCCGTGCATCCAAGCCAGAGGTGACAGGCGAATACCGCTCCTAGGAACATGACTTCCTCCATTGAAAGCGTTGCCAGCGAATCCACTGCCGGACCTCTCGGAACAGGCAGCACGGCACCACGCCAAACAGCCGAAGAACGGCGCGGAAGAACAAAAGCCAGCGGCGGTGCCAGGGTTGGAAGATCATTGGTTGCCCTCCCCCGTGGAACGCAGTGTCGCGCGCAAGCCCTTGATCTGCTTGGTGATGCGCTTGTAGCAAGTTGGACAGCCCTTCCATTGCTCGCGCTCTTTGACCAGATCAGCCAGCACTTGCTCCACCGTCCTACAGGGGCGGTCCAGGGCGGGGCTGGTCATTCGGGCCTCCCGGAAAGTCCGCACCAGCCGCGCCCTTCGATGGTTTCCAGGGCTGGATCGCGGTCAGGCTCCCACCGCCAAGCCGCACAGCGGGAGGCGATGCAGTGGTGCAGCCAGTTTTCGGGGTTGCCGAGCCGCTGCCGGGGGTTCGTGTGACTGGCGACCGCGTGTGGGCACCAAAGTTCCTTCGCCTGTTTCTCACTGTGCATCGGGCCTACTCCCTCTCTCCATCGGGCACCGGGAACGCAGGCCCGCCATCGTCTCGCTTCGTCACAGCCCTATCTCCCCCCAAGCCATTGCAAAGGCGGTTGCGACCATGAGGGTGGCAACCCAGCGTTCGATGCGGAGGCGGGTCATGCGGCTCCTCCGCCGAACGCGCCATCCTTCGCGCTGGCAAGCCGAGCACGGCTGCATTTCCTGCCTCCATTGGCCGGGGGTCACGTTGCGCTCGATCATCGCGGGCGCGTCGAAGCAGACCGGACATGGAATATCGTGCTTGCCCATGCCCATGAAATCGCCGGTCCAGATGGTGTGGCCCTTGATGGGGGGCGTCTCTGCCCCGCCGTAGAAAACGCTCATTGCCTCCTCGTAAGGCGCTTCATCGAGATACTGGCTCACGCCGCCACCTCCTTAGGCACCTCGACCAGCCGCCAAACAGCCCTCGCCTGATCCTCCGGGGCCGTTGCCAGCCAGACCGAGGGGGCGCGAAGGAACAGGCTCACTTGGTCGTCCCAATCCGCCGCGTTCTCGTAGAACGGGCTGAGAATGCGGGCGACCTCGGGTTCCGATAGCTTCCAGATGCTGCGCTCGATGGCGCGGAATTCGTTGAGGGTCATGCCGCGTTCCTGTTCATGCGCTTCTCAACAATTGCCCACACGGCATCGGCATCGGCGTCGGACGCCTGGATGAACCAAACCCACGGCTCCGTTCTGAACCTCGGCCAGTGTCGGTCTGGCATATCCCATGGCTCCCGGCGCGCGCCCTTCAGCGCATCAACGAACTCGTATTTGTCGATGTTCATCAGAATCCGCATCCCGTTATGAAATTCGTCTCGGGTCACTGGTCTTCCTCCTCACCAATGTCTTCGCCGTGCATCGGACAGTTCATCGGGCCGGGGCACGATCCCGGCATGTCGGGCCAGCCGCACAGGCAGCCACTCGTCAGGCGGCGGCGGCGTCTCTCCCAATAGGCTTCTTCCAGCGCATCGGCGCGGCGGGATTCGCGATCGCTCACAGCCCTTCCCTCCTTCGCGTTTTCAGGTCGTCTGCCATGTCGGCAATACGGTCGATCATCCGGTCGTAGGCCAGATCCGCCGTCTTCTCGTAGGCTTCGCCCTCGCTGGCGTTCGGATGCCTGCCCAGGTATTCGGCCATCAGGTCTTCGTGGGCCTGCATGTAGAGTTCTTTGCTCATGCCGCGTCCCTCGCTGCTATGACCGCCGCGTCGGAAATCGCGTCGGCAGCCAGTGTCTGAATGTCTTGAAGGCTGTGGCCGATCCACTCATCAGCCGTCCCCTCGCACCAGCGATGAAGGCGGGCGGCGTCGAGCGCGGCCTGGGCCTCCTTGGCGGCTTCCGCGAGCCTCTGGAGGCTCTGGGCTACCGTCCGGGCGTGGTATGTCGATAGGTATTCCATTCCATCATCCTCCGGTGATGGGGCGGGCCTCTTACAACCCGCCCCTCTGGACCCGCTACAGACACTTCTCCTTGGTCGTGCGACCCACTAGGCAGGGCGCTTCTCCATCACCCTTGCGGGCGATTCGGTCAGGCGGCGGCTAAATCAGCTTGTTGTCACGAAGCGCGCAGACTTCTTCCATCAGACGGTCAAAGGCGCTGGGGACCCCGAAGCTGCCGCCGGAAATCGCTTCGTCGTAATTTCCAGTGGCTACAGCGGCCAAGTGCATGGAGACCTCCGCGAGTTCCCGCTTGGTCATGTCCATAAGCGCGTTCCATGTAGTGGAGTTGACTGCCGCCGCCGCACCCTTGGCCTGCGCCTTCTTAAAGGCTCGGTCTGTGTGAAGGCTCATCCGTCTCTCTCCATCCCACCCCCTCATGGCCGGGGTCTGTGGCCGCGTAACTCGCAGCTACCGCGACGGGCCGAAGCCCGTTTCGTCGGGTTTCACCGACTCGTCAGGCGGTTTTTTCCAGCAACTCCGCCAGCAGGCCGGGGCGCAGCTTCTCGGTCGGGACGCCCTTGCAGGCTTCGACGCAAGCGGCCACGCGCATCCGGTCTACCGGGGTCATCTCGTCAATCACGAGTGAAACCCTCCGTCGAAGCAGTGCTTCACCTCATGGGCGAAGTCGCCGGGTCGGGCGTGATTCGCCAGCCAGACCTCGCAAAGCGACTTGTCGCCGTTCCACTTGGCGTATCCGCGCGTGTCGAACCCGGCCTTCACGATCGGTGGGTTGGTCCCGTCATGGACGACGACCGTCTTGTCGCCCTCCACAAACACGCAATAGGTGCCCTGCCCCTCGGGGCGGACGCCCATCGCAAGGTCGCTGTCGCAGGGGCGGCCGGTGATGCCGCTGAGGGCCGAAGGCTCGCTGGCAACCAGCGTCTCGACCGGGACATACTCGCCATTGACCAGCGCGTATCCCGGAGCGGGCTCGCCGTCCATGTAGGCCCGACCGGCCAAGTTATCGCCCAGATGCTCCAGGCTCATTCCGCAGGCCGTGAGAGCCAGAAGGCCCCCGGCTAATGCTGTCGTCGTAAAAAGGTTCATCTGCCCTCTCCCATCCCACCCCTCTAGGCCGGGGGTATGGCCGCACCGTTCGCTTGGTGTGAGGAGATATTACGCATAGTGCGTTTAACGTGTCAACGCATTTTGCGTAACAGATGGGCAAAAAAAATGGCGGGGAGTTTAGCGGCGGTCCATCGAGCCGATCACGAGCTGGATGCGCTCGATTGATTCCGTGGCGATTTCAAGAATCGCGGCCGGGTTATACTGCTGTATGTATACGATGGCTTCGGTCCGCCGTTCGAGGCGTTTAACCAGGGCCTCGCCGGATCGCAATTGGATGAGAATATGATCGCCTGGCCGGGGCTGGATATGGGGATGAATGAACAGCGTGTCGCCGGCCTGATATTTCGGCTCCATCGACTCGCCAGCCATAAATACGGCGAAGGCGTCTCGAACCCCGTTCAGTTCAGCCGGACGATGAACCCAGTCCACAGCTTCCCCCGCGAGCGTTAAAACACCCTGCATCCCACCTTGCGCGCCGCCTAAGACTGGCAGATCGCGTTCACCCAAGGGGTGTGATGGTCGTCTGGGCACGGGCGCCTTCCCGAAATTAAGAGTTGAAAGATCTTCGTCCGTCAACCCGCGACCGCGTAAAATTTTCTGTAGATGATCCGCGATCTCAGGCGGCAGGTAGTCTTTCTTATATCGGTCCTCGTAGTGCTGATATCCGGTTATCGAAAGGCCCAGGGCCTCCGCGACTTCCCGCATGGAAAGCCCGGCCGATTCTCGAATGCGCTTCAGCTCGCGCGCCAAGGGTCCGGCTCTAGTCATGGTGCGGGACAATGGTGTCTGCGTAAACGCAGCGCCATACGTTTTGTGCGTTGACATACTTACGGTCGATGCGTAAGATTCCCGTATGACACCAGCAGAACGCATCATAGATCAATTCGGCGGCCTGTCGGCCCTGGCCCGCGCGCTCGGCCATAAGAACCCAACGACCGTCCAGGGATGGAAGGAGCGCGGGGTGATTCCTCTGAGGCGCTGGAGCGCGGTCAAGGCGGCGGCGGCGAAGGAAGGCATCGAAATCGAAGACGCCGATTTCATCCCTTCGGAGGAGGCCGCTTGATGGCCCGTCCTCTCCACCACCACCCCCGCCACGTCTCCGAGCCTTTTCCATTCGTCCATGGGGAGAGGGTGCGGGACGGCGGCGACGATGTGAAAGGCAATAGAGGGGAGATTTTGCAATGACCAAACTTCGCAACCCGTTGTCCTACGAACACGCCATACAGCGGATCATGGGACAATTCAGCGATGCCGGGGCCGGAGCCTTGGTGAACCGTTCCGATTCCTGCATCCGCAAGTGGGCCGATCAGGACACCGATTCCCTGCCCACCATCCTGCAAGCCGAGATACTGGACGCGGCGATGGAAGCCGAGACGGGCGAGACCCCGCTTTGGGACGCCTACAACGCGCGCCGGGAAATGCGGAACACCAAGCCCCAGACCCGTTGCATGAGAACCCGCGTCACCCAGCTTTGCGCCGAGGTCGGCGGAGTTGCGCGAGAGGTCCACACGGCCTTGGAAGACGACAAAATCAGCGAGGTCGAGCGCGCCCAGATCAAACACGCGGCGCAGCTTGCCATGAACCAGCTCCGCCTTCTGCTGAAAGAGGCGGAAGCGGCATGAACAACCCGACCGACACAGCCGAGCGTGGTTCCATGCCAGGACATGCCCGTGGACTGTCGGCCGGACGGGGGCGGGTGAGGCCACTCGTCCCCACCCTATCCCCGACGGGGGATGTGAGCGCGGTGCTTGGTAACAGGCTGATCGTAAAGCCTAGCGGAATAGCGGGGCCGATATGGGGTTGCCCCCGCACACGTGTAGGCCACACCCCAGCCGCGCTCACCCTTATTCAATCCGGCGAAAGTCCACTGCCGCCGGACAGCGGGGCGCAGCGACCCTCCCTCGCGTTTGCGCCCCGCACCCTCTCCCCAGCGCGCGGCCATCCCCAGCCAGCGCGCATCCTGGCCCGGTCCCGAATCCCCTTCCCGGGGCCGGGCCTCTTTATTCGTGAGGTGTAGGTGAAGCGCACCCCCCTAGACGATGTTTTCAGCTTCCTCGTGCGGGAGCGCGCGGACTGGACCTGTGAGAGATGCTTCAACACCTTCCCCGAAGGCGACAGGCAGGGCCTGCACTGCTCGCACTTCTTCTCCCGATCCATCCCGATTCTCCGCGTCCACCCTCTCAACGCGAGCGCCCACTGCATGGGTTGCCACAGTTATCTGGGCGGGCGTCCTCTGGAGCATGTCGAGTGGTTTAAGGCCGCGCACGGTGCGCTGGCACTCGATGACCTCCGCCGCATGTCCCTGATTATCCCAAGATTCAGGAAGCAGGACCGGGCCGACATGCTCCAATTCTACAGATCCGAGAAGCGCCGCCTGCTGAAGTTGAGGGACGAAGGCCACACTGGACGGCTGGAATTCGACTGCGCGCCCGTGATCGAGCGGGCTTTGTTGAAGGTGGCGGCGTGAGCGAACCGCTAACTGCCCAACAAGCCGCCGATCTGTTGGGCATGTGCCCTCGCTGGGTGACGAACCAAGCGAAGGCGGGCAACATTCCCGGTGCGGTCCAGTATGTCGAACGAGGTGCATGGCGCTTCGATGCCGACCTTCTCCGCAAATGGAAACGCCAGCGGGAGAAAAGAGCATGTCCGTCTACAAGCGCGGCAGGATTTGGTGGGTTCGATTCGAGATCAACGGGACGGAAGTACGAGAATCTAGCCGATCAACTTCTAGGCCCGTCGCCGTAAAGCACGAGCGGGCGTTGAGAGAACGCCACGCGGAGATTCACAGGGGCGGCCGGCCCCGCAGGACGTTGAAGGAATTGATGGGAATGTTCGCAGCCGAACACATGCCGAGCCTGAAGGAAGGCGCCGCCCGCCGTTACCGGGTGAGCGCAAAGGCTTTGCGTGCTGGCATCGGAGACGCGACCTATCTGGACGAGATCGGCAAGGCAACCATCGCGGAGTTCGTGACCGAGCGCCGCAAGGTGGTTTCCGATGCGACGATCCGCCGGGATCTGGCCTGCCTGTCCTCCGCTCTGTCCCTCGCGGTCGAGAGGGATTGGCTGGATCACAACATCGTCAAGTCCCTGCCCAAGCGATCGATCAAGGAATCGAAACCCCGTGTCCGCTGGCTGCGGCCGAAGGAATGGACGGCGATCCAGGCCAAGGCCGGGGCCGTCCTGCCCGCCTGCGTTCTTCTGGTGGAAACCGGAATGCGCCTGGGCGAGATGCTGGCCCTGACATGGGCCGATATCGACCTCGACCGGAAGGAAATCTATCTGCACGTGACCAAGACCGGGGCGCCAAGGGTCGTGCCGCTCTCGGAAACGGCCGTGCAGACGATCAAGAAGCTGCCCCGGCACCTTCACTGCCAACATCTGTTCTTCACCGCCCCAGGCCACCCGCACGCCGTCTCAGCCATGTCGAATCGGTTGTCGAGGGTTATCAGGAAGGCCGGGGTGTCCGATTTTCGCCCGCACGATTTCCGGCACACTTTCGCAAGCTGGTATTTGCAGCGCGGCGGCCGATTGGAGCGGCTGAAAGAGGTGCTAGGCCACAAGCGCCTGGAGCAGACCCTGAAATATGCCCATCTCTCGACGGCCGATCTGCACGACGACCTTGCGAGGGTCGGCACAAAAACCGGCACAGATGCAACGGATTCGCACAATGGCTAACCGTCTGAAAGTGGCGGAGGGTGTGGGATTCGAACCCACGCCACCCTTTAGAGGTGGACGGATTAGCAATCCGCTGCGCGCCCTCCCCGTTTTTGGCGGAAACCCAAGCAATCCGCGCCTGACAGCCTCGGAAACGTCCGAATTCACGGAAACGAAAGCGGATTTTCCCGGCACAAGAGTCGGCACAGTCCAACACGCGGGGACGCCATGACCCGCGCCCAGGTTGCCCGCAAATGGGCCGATGCCTTCAAACGCTCCCGCAATGCCAAGCCCGGGAAAGACATGCTCAGGAAGCAGGGCGAGGTACGGGCGTGGCTGCATCGTCTCATGGAGATGGAAAACAGGGCGAAGAGGAGGGGCGCATGAAGAATCTCGCACCAGCAGACAACAAGTTCCATCGCGGGAACGGTGACAACGGCAAGCATTACTGGCTCACGCCGCCTGCGCTGTATGAGGGACTGGACGCCGAGTTCAACTTCACCTTTGACCCCTGCCCCTATCCGCTGCCCGAGGGTTTCGACGGCCTGACATGCGAGTGGGGTGAGTCCAACTACGTCAACCCACCCTTCGGATCCATTCTCCATGAAGGCAAGAAGAAAGGCCCGACGGCTTGGGCGCGCAAGGCTCTAGCAGAGCAGGCGAAGGGCAAGCGCGTGGTGATGGTCTACCCCATCGACAAGTGGATTTTGATGCTGCTCGCAGCCGGGGCGGAGGTGCGGAATCTCGGTGATGTTCGCTGGCTTGCAACGGAAGACGGTGAGGCCGGGAAGGGTACAGGTAGGCACATTGCCTGCTTCATTCTGGACCCGGACAAACCGGCATGACCGCGCGCACGGTGACGACCCGGGAGAAGGTGGATGCACTGACTCTCGTTCTCTTGGAAAGCCCCTATGCCGGGGACATAGAGCGCAACGTCGCCTATGCGCGAGCGGCCATGCACGACTGCTTCCAGAAAGGCGAGGCACCCTTTGCCAGCCACCTTCTCTACACGCAAGAGGGTGTGTTGAGGGACGACAACCCAGAGGAACGGAGGCTCGGCATCGAGGCCGGTTTGCTCTGGGGCGCGAAGGCCGAAAAGACCGTCGTTTACGCCGACTACGGCATCACGCCTGGAATGCGCGACGGAATAGAGCGCGCGAAGACGGCGGGCAGACCCGTCGAATACCGCATGTTCAACCCGCAGGGTCGGGAGGGGATATGAGCGACCGCGCCATGCAGGCCATCATCGCCAGAACCGCCCGCGAGTTCGGCGTCTCCCCCGACCATCTGACAGGCCGGAAGCGGAACCAAGAGATCGTCCGCCCCCGCCATGTGGCGATGTACCTCGCCTTCAAGATGACCAGAGAGACGGCGACCTCGATAGGCAAGGCATTCAACCGGGACCATACGACCGTTCTTCATGCGATCGGCAAGGTCGAGGCCCTGATTACCAGGGACGAGGATCTGGACTTCGCCGTCGCCGCCATCAAGCGCGACATACCGTCTCAGATGGGCGCGAGGCTGGCCCTGATCGACACCGTTGTCCTGACGACCAACAGGCTCAGGGAGAAGCTCTGCGCCATGGCCTGGACGGACCCCGAGGGCGTGATGACGGCCCTTTCAAGCATTGCCGAGGGAGGCGAATAGGATGGGCCGGATCAGGACCATAAAGCCGGAATTCTGGCGGCACGAGGCGCTGAGCGAGTTGCCGGCGGAAACGCACATGCTCGCGGCCGCTTTGCTGAACTACGCCGACGACGAAGGCTACTTCAACGCCAATCCCAAACTCGTTCAGGCCGAATGTTTTCCGCTCCGTGATCTATCAGTGACGGTTCAGGACAGCCTCACGGACCTTGCAAGCGCCGGGTTCATCGAGGTCGGAACCGGCGAGGATGGCAGGCGGTATGGGCGAATCCCCACCTTCCTGACGCACCAAGTGGTCAACCGACCAAAGGCCAGCAAAATCAAGCCTTTACAGATTGCATGGAACGATCACGGACAAATCACTGATCCATCACCCCCTGAACAGGGAACAGGGAACAGGGAACAGGGAAGGGAACATGAGGAAGATGCTAACGCATCTTTGGTCGTTTCGCCTGACGGCGAATCCGACCCACCAGACGAAGCCGACATCCTCCCGATCAAGTTCGATGTCACCGATTGCGGCAGGGCCGTGCGGGCATGGAACGCGATGGCCGAACGAACGGGCTTGGCGAGCGTTCAGAAACTCACGACCGCTCGGCGGCGGTCACTGGTTCGGCGGCTGGCCGATTGCGGCGGCTTGGATGGCTGGCAGGCAGCGCTCGACAAGGTCGAGGCCATCCCCGGCCTGCTGGGTCAAGCGAATAGCAGCGGCCATGAAGGCTGGCGAGCCGATTTCGATTTTCTCCTCAAGGAATCCAAATTCACGAAGCTGATGGAAGGCGGTTATGACCACTGGACAGGCGATAGCGACAAAGACCGAAGCCCTCACGAAGCCATGCTTGCCGGAGCGGCTGCGGCCGTTGGTCAGCGGCGGGCTTGACCTTCGGTTCCCCGAGGATGGCAACGCCTATTCCGTGGTGCGCCGGGATTGGGAGCCGCCGGTTTTGAGCGACTTGGACCGGGTGGAGGCCGTGCGACACGCGGAGGCGCTGGATGCCTATCTTGCGCCGGCCGAGGACAGGGACGTTGCGGCCAAGATCGTCGGCCTGATGGCGCATTACTGGACGCCGAAAATGGGCGAGGCCGTGTGGGCGAGCGTGACCCGGGATTGGATCGCGGATCTGGGTGAATTCCCGGGTTGGGCGATCGATCGCGCCTGTGAGAACTGGCGGCGGCGGCAGACGAAGAGGCCCATGCCGTCCGAACTCCGCCACGCCTGCCAGATGGCGATTCGCAACCTCCGGGCAGAACGCGAGGTCATCCGCAAGTGCCTGGGCGAGAAACCACCAGAACGACGCGCGGTCGATATTCCGATCAAGCGCATGGCGACCTGAGACGGCAGGAGAAAGCGGCATGAGCGAGTGGCAGGACATCAAGACGGCGCCGAGGGATGGGACACCGTTCCTTGCCTACCGGCCGAGCGGGAAGAAACACCGCGTCATCTCGGCTTGGTATTGCAACGAGACCCCTGACCGTTGGGGCGGCAGCCTCCTTCAATGCATGGATCATACAGGGAAAGCCATTTGGGCGAGCCACTGGATGCCCCTCCCCGATCCCCCCGAGACCAAGGCGAGAGAGGTTGGATGATGAAGGCAGCCGAACTCCAACCCCACGACTGGCAGGAAGGCCATAGCCCGACCGAGTTTGTCGAGGTCAAGCTGTCGAAAGAGCGGACCACGATCCTCTGCCGGCGGAGGAAGACCGATGCTCGTTTGATCGACTCCCTCTCGAACTACGAGCAGGACGCGGCGGGCCAAATCTATGCCGGATACACCGCCCTCACCGGCCCCGTCGGCTACAAGGTCCAGAGTTACGAGCGCCAAGACCCCGGCAGGGACCACGCATTGGACCGCCGGGTCGAGATGGTCGATCGCTTTTGGCAATGGTCGATCCGGGCGCAGAAGGACCGCATCAACGTTCCCGCTGTTCTCGACGTTGTGGCCGAGGGAAAGGGCTTGCGGGAAGTAGATTCCATGCGCCGCAAGCGCAACGGCTGGGCAAGGGAGAACCTGATCGACGGCCTCCGCCTGTATTGCCGGTTGAGAGGCTGGCCAACTACATGTTGACAGACCGGGACAACTTCGGCATAGATATCGTTAATCAGGCGATTTGCGCCCAATTTCCCACATTCAGAAACCGCCCGCCGCTTGGCTCTCTCCGGCGAAAGCCCTGAGCGCGCAGCCTTTCCCGCGTCCCGGCCTGTAGCGCGGGCGGCTCCTTATGCCTGACGGTGCGATGCTCCAAGCAACCTATGCCGAACCCAACGAGGACGCCTGCCGGAGCCTCTGGAAAGCCGTCATCAATCAGATGTTCGAAGACGCGACACGGATCCTGACCAGGCCGACCGAAGAACGATACCCCAACCCATCATCGTTCAAGTCGGCTAAGGACGTTTACCGGCTACAGGATCGAGAACAAGCGGAGGCGAGACGCTGGCTTCTGTCGTCCTCGCCCGACTTCAACTTGGTCTGTGTTTTTGCGGGCCACGAACCCGACTACATACGCCGCGCCGTCGCGATCTGCATCGAGAACGACTGGCGCACACCCCCTTCGGGGTGACAGCGCGCGGCCACATCACGGCTTAACCCAGAGGACCGGACAGCGCGGCCCCGATAGAACACGAGGATCAATGTCAGCAATCGTTGACCGCAGCGTGAGCGACCTTGTGCCCTACGCGGCGAACGCTAGGACTCACAGCGAGCAGCAGGTCGCCCAGATCGCGGCGAGCATCAAGGAATTCGGCTTTACCAACCCCATCCTCACGGACGGGGACAACGGCATCATCGCAGGCCACGGCAGGCTCATGGCAGCCCGCAAACTCGGCATGGAAACGGTTCCGACCATCGAGTTGTCGCACCTCACGCCCGCCCAGCGCCGCGCTTACATCATCGCGGACAACAAACTGGCCCTGAACGCAGGCTGGGACATGGACCTGCTCTCGGTCGAAATGGTGGGCTTGAGAGACGAGGGTTTCGATCTGTCCCTGATCGGATTCGGTGAGGACGAACTTGCAACGATCCTGGCGGTTAAGACCGAGGGCCTGACGGACCCCGACGAAGTGCCTGAGTTGACAGACGACCCGGTAACGAAGCCGGGCGATATCTGGCTGCTGGGCAAGCACCGTCTCATGTGCGGGGACAGCACGGTCGCCACGGACGTTGAGAGGTTGCTGGCAGGCGTAGCGCCGCACCTCATGGTCACGGACCCGCCTTATGGGGTGGAGTACAGCGCCGGATGGCGGAATGAGGCAATGCCGGAGAAGAACGACCCCAACCGATGGAAAACAGGCTCCGGTAGGGCTACCGGAGCGGTAATGAACGACGACCGCTCTGACTGGTCCGAAGCCTATGCGCTGTTTCCCGGCGACGTGGCGTATGTGTGGCACGCTGGGAACAAGGCGCACACGGTAGCCGACAGCATGGAAGCAAACGGCCTGAACATCCGAGCGCAGATCATCTGGGCCAAGAATCAGTTTGTGATCGGGCGCGGCGACTATCACCCGCAGCACGAACCCTGCTGGTATGCAGTACGCAAGGGCAAGAAGGGCCACTACGGCGGCGGTAGGAAGCAATCGACCGTCTGGAACATAGACAAGCCCCGCAAGTCCGAGACAGGCCACAGCACCCAGAAGCCCGTCGAGTGCATGAAGCGCCCCATTGAAAACAACAGCAGCCCCGGCCAAGCGGTCTACGAACCGTTCAGCGGTTCAGGCACGACGATCATCGCCGGCGAGATGACAGGACGAGCGATCTACGCAATGGAACTCAGCCCCGCCTATGTGGACGTCGCCGTGAAACGCTGGGAAGCCTTCACCGGCGAGCAGGCGACACTGGAAGGAAGCGGGGAGACATTCCCGACTATAAAAGCCGATGCCGCCTAAAAAGATCACCTGCCCCACATTCAAGCCAACCGACGACGAGCGGAAGATGGTTGAGCAGATGATCGCCGTGGGAATTCCGCAGGAGAGCGTTGCGCGGGTCATCCGGGGTGGGATCGACCCCAAGACGCTCCGCAAGCATTTCCGCGAGGAACTGGACACGGCTTCAACAAGGGCCAACGCCAAGATCGGCGGGACGCTGTTCAACAAGGCGATCAACGGCGACACCACGGCAGCAATATGGTGGACCAAAACCCGTATGGGCTGGAGCGAGAAGCTACAGGTCAGCGGTGAGATGGCCCACAGTTACGTCGCGCGCCTTCCCATGCCCGCTGAAGACACGGACGAATGGCGCAAACAGCACGCGCCGACGACACATTAACGGTCGTTTGGGAGCCGCAGAAAGGCCCGCAGACCGCCCTCCTCCGCTGCCCGGTCTTCGAGGTTTTCTTCGGCGGCGCTCGAGGTGGTGGGAAGACCGATGGGATGCTGGGCGATTGGCTCAGTCATTCGGACCTCTACGGCGAACACGCCATCGGATTGATGCTGCGCCGGGAGCGGACGCAGTTGGTCGAGGCCATCGAGCGGTCCAAGGCCATCTTCACGCCCCTGGGTGCGAAGTTCAGCGAGCAGGACAAGCTCTGGCGGTTCCCCAACGGGGCGCGGTTGCGCTTCGCCTATCTCGACCGTGACGCGGACGCAGAGGCGTACCAGGGCCACAGCTACACGCGGGTCTACATCGAGGAATTGACGAACTTCCCCAATCCGGGGCCGGTTCTGAAGCTGATGGCGACCCTGCGTTCGGGAAAGGGCGTCCCCTGCGGCTTCAGGGCCACGGGCAACCCCGGCGGCGCTGGGCACCAGTGGGTGAGAGAGCGGTATATCGAACCCAACCCCCAGGGCTGGGAAGTGATTGCCGAGGAATTCGAGAACCCGTGGTCGCATGAGGTCGTGACGCGGGAGCGGGTGTTCATCCCTTCTCGTCTTCAAGACAACCGCTATCTGGGGCCTGACTACGTCGCCAACCTGCAGATGGCCGGCTCGGCCGAATTGGTGAGGGCTTGGCTTGAAGGCGATTGGGACGCCATCGAGGGCGCGTTCTTCGATGGATGGAGGCCTTCGAAGCACATCATCGACCCGTTCGAGATACCCGACCACTGGCTGCGCTTCCGGGCCTTCGACTGGGGTTATGCGGCCCCGTTCTCCGTTGGGTGGTGGGCCGTGAGCGACGGCGACGAACTGCCCGATGGCCGGGTCTACCCTCGGGGGTGTCTGGTCCGCTACCGCGAATGGTACGGGGCGGAGAAGGCGAATGTGGGCTTGAGGATGGATGCCGAATCCGTCGCCAGGGGCATCTTGGACCGCGAGAGAAAGGCCGGAGAACATCACAAGCCCAACGGTGGCGGGCCGACGATCCAATACGGCGTTGCAGACCCCTCGATCTTCCGCCAGGACGGCGGGCCTTCGATCGGTGAGAGGATGATTGCCGCAGGCGTCAACTGGCGGCCGGCGGACAACGCCCGCATAGCGAGGCTGGGCGCCTTGGGCGGCTGGGACCAGATGCGGGCGCGCATGAGGGGCGAGGAAGACGGCCCCATGATCGTCTGCTTCCACACCTGCACGGACAGCATACGAACGATCCCCCTGCTCCAGCACGACCCCGACAGGGCCGAGGATCTGGACACGGAACAGGAAGACCACGCGGCGGACGAATGGCGTTATGCCTGCATGTCCCGCCCCTATGTGCGCAAGGCCCCGGAGACGGTGGCCCCGCGTTTCCCGGTAGACCGAACCTTCGATGAAATGCGCAAAGCCGTATCCCGGCGGCGCAAGGAGATGCGATGACCCTTCCCTTCATTCCGTCCGGCGCAACCAAGAGCCTGAGTGCTTCGGGCACGAGCGCAAGCGTTGCCCTCACCGGACCCGGCCGTAGCGCCAGTGTTCGCATCGTGAACGCGGGGCCGAATACCGCTTTCATCCGCTTCACCGCGACCACCCCCACCGCCGTCACCACCGACATGCCGATTCTGCCGGGCACGGTCGAGATCTTCGACATGCCGGAGTCGGCGGCCTATCTGGGGGCGATTTGCGCGAGCGGGAAGACCGCCACGCTCTACGCCACGACCGGGCAGGGCGTCTGATGCTAAGGGCCGCGACATTCCTGGGCGGGACGGTCCCGAACGACACCACGTTCGAGGGCCGCCTCGGCTCCACGACGACGAACTCGGGCGCGCAGTTCAATTCGCAGACCACGAGTTCCAGCGACGCCGCGATCCGCATCTACAACAACAACGCATCCTATACCGGCAACTCTATCGACCAGATCATCCGCCGCGCTGCGAATGCAGCCTTCAACGCGATTCTGTCGAAGGTGAACGACGGCGCGGATGCGATCTTCAAGGTCACTGGTGCGGGCGAGGCCACTTGCGACGGTTCATTCACTGGCGGTGGCGCTGACCATGCCTGGATGAACGAATGGGCGGACGGCAACCCCAAGGGCGAAGACCGGGTCGGTTACACGGCGGTCATTGACGAGAAAGACCCGTCGAAGATCCGTCTGGCGAAGAAGGGCGACACCCCCCGATACGTCGTCATCGCCCCCGAGACCGCGACGACCCTCTCGAACGCTTCCCCGATGGGTTGGCATGGCAAATGGGCGCGTGACGACTTCAAGCGCCGGATCGAGGAAGAGGTCGAGGTCGAGGAAGTCACGGCCAATGTGGACGGGGTCGAGGTCAAGGAACGGGTGAAGATCGCGCGCCTCAAATACGCCAAGGACTATAACCCCAATCGCAAGCAGACCCCCCGCACCGAGCGCCCTGAATGGGCCGCCTGCTCCCGTATGGGCATGGTGCGTATCCGCAAGGGCCAGCCCGTCAACAAGGCGTGGGTGAAGCGCAGGGATATCTCCGATTCCGTCGAGGAATGGGAACTCTAGCGTGAGCGAATTGGAGGTCTCGACCCTCGAAACGCCGGAAGACGCGGGCAAGGGCGACAAGGGCCGCGTGGCCCGTTGGCTGGCCGAGATCGAGTCCGCGTCGAAGACGGAAAAGACATGGCGGGAGGAGGACGCCAAGAAGGCCGTCGAGCGGTATCGGGACGAGAAGGGCAAGAAAAAGAACGTCTTCAATATCCTCTGGTCCAACGTCCAGGTGATGAAGCCGTCGCTTTATGCCCAGACCCCGACCCCCATCGTCTCGCGCCGTTTCAAGGACGCCGACCCCGTGGGCCGGGCCTTGGCCGAGGTCATCGAACGCGCGCTCTCTTACACCACTGACCAGCCCGGTTACGATTTCGACCACACCGCCTCTCTTGCCGTGCTGGACATGCTGCTGCCCGGGAGGGGAATCGTCCGTGTGCGCTACGAGCCGACAATCGACACGATCACACCTCGGATCGAGGTCTCGCTGTCCGAATACGGCCCCCAGCGCGCCGACACGATGGAGTCTGTCGAGGAATACGAGGCCGACGAACA